AGTGATTCAGGCTTACCCCATATAGATGCCCCCACAAACATAGCGGTAGTCTTACCAAGCCCACTCTCTTTACTATGCACATGAAAAGCCGCGCAAGGAATAGGTGACAACGCCATAAGAGGTGACCCAAACCCTGTACCTACTATGTACTGGTGCATCTCAAACCCGTCACGGTCATAGAAGTTAGCCATGTCTTTCCACTCCTGCAAAGAACCTTTAGGTTCAAACGCAGGAAACATACCTACTGTGGGAGTAGAAGGTGGGTTGGACGTAATCTTATCAGCGTGTATTTCTTGGTTACCTAGTACAAAAGACTTGAAGTCATCCCCTGCCCAACCGAATTGCCTACGCGCCTCAGTTGCGGTACTAGTAGCCTGTAACTCGTTTACCCATGTTGTCATATAATTCATTAGATCTTCCATCCTCATAACGGCCACACCATGCATAGCCATGTTTTTACGTAACTCTTCTTTAGAGGTTACGGATGTAAGGGGTATAGTAAACTCTCTAACCCCATCCTTGGGCAAGTGCAGTCTAATGACTACTGCTTCCCCCATCTCTGCATCTTGGATGCGCTTAACTACGTACAAGTCATTGTGGTATACCAACTTCTCGTCGGGGTCACCATCGGAATCTACTGAGCGTAAGTAAACCCCACCATTAGTACCTCTAAAGAATGGCTTTGGATACGTGGGAATCACATAGGTAGTAGTTGGCGCGTTGCGTATGTCTAACGCAGGTACTTCCACGATGTTATCTTCTTCTGTTGCTTCCACTACGCTACTGCCTAGCACTATAGGTGACTTGACCTTACCCCAGTTAGGACAGGAGGGACATACATCAGGGTTGAACTCGTCAAAAGACGTACACTTGTATGGGCCTTTGATAAGACTCATCTTCTCCTGCGTATCTTCGAGAGAGTACTCTTCGTGGTTCTTAGATATGTTACGCGCCGCAGAGTCAGAGTCTACGCAGAATTTAGCGATAGACAGCCCTGCCCTCCACATAGGTTCACTACAATTCTCTTGGTCTTGCCATATAGTCCGTAGTTGTTCGCACCCCGTGCCCTTCATAGTCTTAGCAATAATGTCTTTAAAACTGTTCTGCTTGTTGCCCATCAACGCATCCATCACAGAACTAGAACCTACAGGAGCCATTCTCTTGGGGACTGGTATCATCCCACCGCCAAGTAGCATCGAAAACTTATCAAAATCCACTTGGTTAGGGACATCATCTGCTAAGAACTCAACAGGAGATGGAGGGGTAGTCTTATAGTTGTGAGTAGTAGGGACGCGTAATACCCTAGCGGCATCAGCGGTGACCGCAGGATCGGCCAGTAGTTTGTGTTCAGCGCATAACTTCTTTAGACGCTCTGCTACAGGTAACCAATCATCTATACCTACCGCCTCAGATAAAAACCAATAGGCATGTATACCTCTACCAGAGTTAACCAACTTGGGCTTTGGTAGTGATAACGTCTTACAGAAACCCTGTAATGCTTTAAGGGCTTCGTCTTGATTAGGGTAGTCTTTGGTTTCTCCGCAATCTAAATCTAGGAAGAAAGACTTTAGTTGTTTTACGTTACTAACTTTACGTGAGTTCTTTTCCTCAAACGTAGCCAGCGCAAAGTAGGCATCATAGCCTTTACTATCTAGGTCACGGGCGGCATCTGCCATGTCACCTACGGAGGTGTAGAACTTCTGTACACGCCTGTCATCTTTTGTGCGGAACGAAAATAAACAGTAGTATCCTTCGTCCCCCAGTGTTCTGTTTAAAAAATCTTCTGTGTTCATATGGTATACCTAATTCCGAGAGGTATCGTAGCAGGGGCGCTTGCACGCCCTTTTCGGAAATATTCCTAGCTACAGTTATGGTGTTACAAGGGACAGTTAGTCGTCCCAGTCAGCCACGATAGATGCTAATGCGTCATCTTTTGCTTTGGGAGCGGGTGCTGTCTTCTTAACCACTTTCTTTGGCTCTTCTACTTTCGCAGAAGTGTCATCGTCCCCAAACAAATCGTCACTAACTTCTGCTACTACTGCGGGTGTGGGAGCTACTACTTCAAAAGGATTCTCTTCTGCCGAGAACTGAAACCCACCTTCTACTGCACCGAACGGAGACGCGGCTTCCATAGGCACGTACTTAATTACCTGTACGGCGCGTAGTCTAAGGGATACACCTGCTTCCCGCATATTATACGGGGTAAATGTAACTGCTACATTTACAGTACTTCCAGTAGTAAGCATGAAGTCGTCTGGCAGTTTAACGCTTTTTGCATCGTACTGTATAGGCTTAAACGTAGCGTCCTTACCGTAGGCTCCTTTCAGCGATGCTTTAAAGGTAAACATACCATCTTCTTCTTTCTTAAAAGGCATATCAAACTTGTCAGGCCATCCTTTCTCTTTCTTAGACTCGTACGCTGTTACCATCTCAACAAAGAGGGCTTTAGCTTGGTCTTTGGTCATGCGAAACCTAGTCTCGTACTTAGCGCCTTCGTCAAACACGTCACACGGTATCGTGCGGTTTTCGGTGCTATCGAACTTATAGGTCTTATTTATACGAGGCCATAGGGCTTCGACATTTGATATTACATATTGATTATTTGCGGCCATGTTATTAATCCTAATTGTTTTAGTTTGCGTTTAATTCAAATCCGTCTACTGCGGAGAACGGGGACACAGGTTCACTTGTTACTGGGACAGACATAGTAATCGCCGAGATAGTATCTTCGTGGTCGATCATAGCTGTCACCTTTGTTAGCGTGTCTCCGTCTAAGCGGCTTACAGGTTTAAAGTAAAGTTTTGGTACAACACTATCGGTATCAAAATAAATCTTGGTAGTAATAGTGACTATCGGTGTATCGTGTTTAGCCAGTAGTCGGGCATAATTCTGCATACCTTTGTCCCCACTGCTAGTGCTACCAAATATAGAAGTAGCAGGTATTTGTAACTGATACACCTCTTCAGGGTTATCCTGAAATACAACTGCTAGCCGTTGTGAGAACCGACAAGCCCTACCCCCATACTGTCCTGAACCTCTAATGTTTTGAGTGCAGTCCATACAACGCATAGATTGACGCTGATCTTGGGGTACTTTGTTAGACGGTAAATGTGTGTCAGATGACCAACACGTAGGTACCGCAACCCTATTGGGGTCATACGCTTCGCCATAGTAAGCGCGAGATACTGGAGCGGCATTAACTACAACCGCTTCTATTGAACCTGATTCAAGGGTAACTTCCTCGCCATTAGCAACAAGACGAAACTTGCTATCACGTATGCTAATTCGACGTAGACCGTTATTACCACTCATCAGGCATCGTCATCCAAGTCTAACTCCAACTGCTCACACATCTGGTCACCTTCAGCATCATGGTCTGGCTCCCAAAGTATGTTTTCTTGTGTGTCCCCTAGAAGACCTTCTTCCACTGCCGTCAGGTTAAAGCGGTAAGTACTACCTACCTGTATAAACGTGTTACTAGGAATCTTTTTGGTTCTTAGCCATGCACGGACTGTCGATATAGATACCGCAAAGTGCTTTGCTACTGTTTCAATTGGTACGTACGCTTCTTTCACTGTTTTCTCCTCACTGATACCACGTATTCTGAATCTACATTAAGACCTTTAGGTACAAGGTCGGGGTTTTCTTCTAAGAAGTCTTTCATGTTCTTTTGGTTGAGTCGTTTATCAAGTAACTCAGGTACTTCATGCTGCAATACAAACTCATGCATGTTGCTCCAATCACTAGTCCAGTACCTAACCTTGGCAGTCCTATAGAACAATCCTTCTGAAGTCTTTACACTATCTAGCCCCTGTTCTTTGCAGTAGTCGAGTAAGGCTCTCTTAACCTTGTCCAACTGCTCCGACAGTTCGCCGTCTTCTTCTTTGTACGCCAGTGCAAGTTCCGAACGCTTATCTTTTATCTTTAGATAAACCTTGGTTAACTGCTCTGCAATAGGCTTTACATCACTCATAACGCGCTCCTTTATTGGCAGGACGTTCACTTTATTGGGTTACTGTTAGCTAGTCAAGTATTTCTTTGTAAAGATCAATCATTTTTGTGTGTATGTTAATTCTATTGTCTAACAGTGCGTAAACACGTTTCTCTGCGTGGGAACCTTGGAGCTGGACGACGGTACATTTGTGATCTTGTCCTGACCTGTGTACACGAGCGTTGGCTTGAGCGTATGTTTCCAAAGAACTTGTCGGTGCCCACCACACTACCGTGTTAGCCGCAGTTAGAGTTACTCCGTGCGCCGCTGACTGGGGTTGTATAACTAGAACCTTGGGATCATCTGCCTCTTGGAACCGTTTAAATATCTCTGTACGTCTACCTGCGGGTACATCCCCCCGTATAACTTCTGTTGATATGCCGTCTTCGCGTAACTTCTTAGTCAGCATATCAATCGTATGTTTAAACGGCACAAACACTAATACTTTCTTACTAGACTCATCTATAACCTCACGCAGTACTTTGTACCTAGGAGTTATATCAAACTCTAATGCATCCCCCGTATCGGTGTAGACTGCACCCGCCGATATTTGTAGTAGTTTGTTCATGCTTACTGCGGCATTGACGGCTGTGATCTGTTCTCCCGCCGCTTGCATGACCATCTTGTCCTTCAACTCTTTGTAGTACTTCAACTGCTGACGGGTGAGGGCTACCTCTCGTTTAACGTATACCATAGGAGGTAGGTCAAGACATTCTTCTTTAGTGAATCGTATAGCGGGTTGCAGTACTCTATGTACTGTCGTAGTGGCATCTTCTTTTGGTGCCCATTTGAAGTTAGTTATCTTACGCATGACTTGGTCACGGAAAGAACCAAAGAACCTAGGCACTCCGTTGGGGTTAACAAGTTTAGCTATACCGTATGCATCCGTGGGACTTTGCGCGGCGGGAGTACCCGTCATCATCCATAGCCATGTACTTGGCCCGACTAACTTAGCTAGGGTCTTCCATCGTTTAGTCTGGGGATTCTTATAGTGGGTAGCTTCATCAACAATTATTAAGTCAAACCCTCCGTTGGCTACTGCGTCCGCTACTATCTCTACCCCGTCATAATTTATTATCACGTACTCGGCATCGCCCTCTATTATCTTTGCACGTTTAGCCTTAGCCCCATATGCTACGTCCACCTTACGGTGCATAGCAAAACTAAACAGATCGTTTCTCCATGCCGAATCCATAATAGATAGGGGGCATATGACAAGTACTCTGTTGATAGCGCCTTCTTTGAGTAGGTAATCAGATGCCCATATAGCACTGGCTGTTTTACCTGTACCCTGCTCGTTAAAGCAGAACGACTTGCGGTTGAGGGTTAAGAAACTCGCGGTTACTTTTTGGTGGTCAAAGGGTGTGTATTT